TTTTTTTTTTTTTTTTTTTTTTTTTTTTTTTTTTTTTTTTTTTTTTTTTTTTTTTTTTTTTTTTTTTTTTTTTTTTTTTTTTTTTTTAGCCGTTTTGACCTCAAAGTTGAGGCTTCAGATGGCAACAAGCATGTGTTTGCATGACGGAAAAGAGTGGACCGTCGATGCCAAAAGAAAGTGAACGGAAAAGAACACTATAAGGGATGGGGGAAAGGAAAAGGAGTGCCTGGAAAGGCGGAAGGGACAACTAAGCAATCGCAGAGCCAGAACCAGAAAAACAGATCTTGACTTTAATAAAGCCAGCAGCTGGAGTGGCAGAAGCCGCGAAGGAGGGCGCGGCATTCCCTGTGACGAGCGCCTTAAGCTCGCGGCCGAAAGCGCTCTCGGTGAGCGGGACAACAGCCGTGACCCCACTGGTCGTAGCCGTGGAAATCTCGCACCCATCGAAGGAGCCCTCGATGAGCTCCTGCGAAGCAGTTAGCGTATTGGGGATCCAACCACAGGCGACTGTGGCGGCGGACGATCTAGTGCCAACGTGCAGGGTCGCACAAGCCCAAAGCAGTTGAACGCTCTCAAAGGGAGCAAACCTCTCCTTGAGATCGGCGGCGGCGCGGAGATCAATCTCGACGGCCTCGGCAGCGGAAAGGGCGACTCGGGCGACGGCCCGGTAAACGCCGGCGCCCTGGGGAGGAACGGAGCCGCCGAAACCGGTTGCGAGGGCAGCGGAAGAAGCGTCAGAAGACATGTTGAAGCAGACGTGCGAGAGTTGATTTTAGTGAGGAGTTATGGACTAAAAGAAACTAGCGCGACGTATTGGTGAACGTCATAGCATGACTCTGGGAGAAAACGATGATGCTTCGGTTTCGCTGAGAGAGATATCTCATCTGGACCCGGGAAGCACCGGGGACGTAGAGATGCGGCAGTCTGGAGGACATGAGCCACTGCCGGAGCTCATCAGCGCTCGGGGGGGAGCGGAAAGGATTGTCGTGACGCAGTGCTCGGAGAACATTGCCAACACAATCTGTGGTGGAGTCCACGAATTGGAAGCACTGTCGAGCACTCTTCTGCTGGAATCTGAGAAAGAAATCTCTGTTCCAGAGAGAAAAGGCAAATTTACTGGCAACGTAAATCTGAGGCGGAGTCATGGAGACGTGATGAGGTGCCAAGGCCATTTGGAGGAGCTCAAAATCCTCAGCGGAGATAGCCGGGAGCATCTGGGAGTAGGCAAGAACCATCTCATCAACATTCTCCGGGGCAATATTTTTAACGCTGTATTTGGCAGCGATCTTGACGGGGTCATAACAGATGGTCCCCGTGGGCAAGATGAGTCGGCCGGCGAAGAAAGGAGGAAGGTCGTAGTCGATCTTGAACTTGACTCCCAGCTCAGCGGCTCGAGCCTGCTCGGCAGGCCCGAAGGTGAGATGACCATTGTAGAGCTGGTCGTCGCCCTTGGCGGCGCCAGGTCCACGGATAGCCGGAGTGAGCGCAAACACGTAGGCCGTCGAGGTCATTTCGTGGATGCAGTTGGCGATGAGAGTGAAGGGATCGCCAGAAGGAAGTGACCAATTTTGCGAATAAACAACGGATTGATCGGTGTTGAAATTGCGGGCGCGAACAACAAAGGTCTGTCGCATGCAATAGTAGATGTGGCACTCCTCCTCAGTGGCGTCGGTGTAACGCCGAAGAAGGGAAATCAGCGCAAGGACATGACACTGCCGATGAGTTGAATCCTGAGAAGAGAGATCAATTTGGGTGTTCGTCTGGGAACCCAACCCAATCGAGCGCGCCTTGTGACCGAAGGCAGCATCAGAATACCCGATGTCGAGTATCATATCGTCGGCAATGACACTCTGAAGGGCGGTTTGCAGTTGACGG